TGATTGGTTAATCCTTTCTCATAGATTAATTCATCAATATATAAATCTAAATCGTGCTTATATACTTTTACTAATGATGTGGGGTCTGCTGAGAATCCGAAATCTAATCCTAATGCAATCTCTTTAGCATTTTCAGGAATATCATCTACTATATTAAATACCGGGAAAATGGTTTCAGAAGCTACCCCGCGTTGCCCTTCGCCAAAGACCCGGTATAAATTTTCATCTACTTCTTTTAATCTTTCTATTTCTGCTATTGTTGATTGTTCTAAAAATGGATTGTCTTTATATGTAGATATATGAAAATCCACATCATCTCTATCTGCATCTATAATTTGTGTGTATAACCAGTGATACTGCTCTGAAGGATTAAAGTCAATAATAATCTTGTATGTTGTTCTTAATGCTAATTGTGTGTATTCTTCAAATCCAAACTCGTTACACTCATTAAGGAATAACACATCCCTCTTTCTACCTCTCACACGTTGTGGCTGGTCGACTGATATAAACTCTACATTATTACCGTATAGATGATATAATGAGTTAGACTTATTATGTAACCTTTCATCATACAAGTTTTCTTTTTTAAGGATTTCAAAAAAATCTCGCATAGAAGTGCCGCGTAATGCAGGGAATGTTTTACGTGCTATTGTAATATATAATCCTTTGCCTTTATTCTTATAAGCAAACTCAATTAATCCTAATAGAATAGAATATGTCTTACCACTTCTTGTACCTCCCTGTAGAACACAAATTCTCTTAGTAGATTGTTTTAAGTCATAATATGGTTTAGCTTGTTTCGTCATCATCATTAATCCAAGATGGTGGAGCTGCACTTACATTAACATTTTGGTCAGGCAATCCCTCTATCCTATCTAGGATTTCTTTAATTGCTTTTAACTTTTCATTATTGTTACTATCCTTATGGAAAGCTATTTGTATTAACATCTTAGCTATAGGACTTCCAAAGTCGCCCTCTCCACCCATATTAGTATCTTGTGTTGATAGTAATTCTTTTAATACTGTAGCTACATTTCTACGTCCTTTTGGTCTACCATTCTTCTTAGGTTGATTAGTAGAACTGAACTGTGTTGCTTTATTTGGAAATTTATTCATTGATTCCGTTTTTAAACCGTTATACCTTTTTTGCCTTTTGTCCTGTAAACTGTTCCCATCTTTCTAATGTTTTGTCGCAATAATCATTGTCTAATTCCATTCCAACAAACTCTTTTATTTTATGTTTAATACTTGCAATTAAGCTTGAACCACTACCTAAATGAGTATCTATAATTTTAAAATCTTTTTCTGCATATTCTTCTAATAACCATTTGTAAATTTGAACAGGTTTTTGTGTTGGGTGTATTTTTTTTTCTTTATCAGGATTGTTTAAATATCCAAACCCAATCCAATCATAAGTAAACTTAATTAATCTTTTATCAAAACTTGTGTATGCTAACTCCCCATCAGAAAAGTTCTTATTGTTTTTATTAGTTATTTTTTTGTCCCAATATATCCAACCCCTGCTAACAGGTAGTTTATCTGTAAAGTAATTGCCGCCCCAAATTATCTGATTTTTAGATATTCTTATAAGTTCATCAAAGTATTCTTTTTTTGGTGTTTCATTATCCCAATCTTTTTTTAAATGGTTTTGTTTATTTGAAAAGGTTTTTGCCTTTCCACCTTTTCCTTTTACTGTTGTTTCGCCATCAAAATTTATACCATAAGGCGGGTCTATTATTGCAAGGTCAAAATAATTATCTTCATATTGTTTCATTAAGTCCATATTATCACCACACATCAATCTGTGTTTTCCTAATTGCCAAACATCACCTAATTTAACTCTACTTTCTTTTACTTCTGGTATATGGTCGTCCTCTGTATTGCCCTCTGTGATTTTATCTATATTAATATCAAGGTCAATATGCTTAAATCCCCAATCCGTAAGCTCTTCTATATCAAACTCGTTAGCCAATATATCCATATCAAAGTCCCCTGTGTTTTTATTCAATCTAATGTTTAATTCTCTTTCTTCTTCTTTTGATAAGTCTAGCATTACACACTCAACCTCTACATATTTAAGTTCCTTACAAACTTTCAATCGTTGATGTCCACCTATTACAGTATTATCTTTGTTTACTATTATAGGGTCTACTAATCCAAACTTTTTAATTGATTCTTTTAAGTCCTTATATTGTTTACTGCTAATCTGTCTGGGATTGTATGATGCAGGGTTTAGGTTTTTTAGTAATTTACTTTCTATTTTCATATCGTTTCATTGTTTTATTGTATTCTATCATAGCATATATTTGATGACACACATTTTCTAAATGTTTTATTTTGCAGAACATATTAAACATTCTATCTGCTTCTGCTTTGTTGTGGCAATCTCTACACAGTCCCATTAGATTCTCTATGTAATCTTTATTCTTTGAGCCACCCATAGCTCTTCTTTCTAAATGATGAATATCAACAGCTCTATCTTGCTGACACATTTCACACATTACGAAGTCCTGTTCTCCATAATCAAAAAAGTCCATATATACCTTAGTATGCTTCTTCAACTTTTTCTTTTTTATTTATTAAATATAACTCATCTTTTAATGATGATATAATAAAAGTACCATTACAATAGTGGCATTTACCTTTTTCAATAAGGCATACCCTAACACATCTAAGGCAGAATCTAAACATCTGTTCCATTGTCATTTATTTTACAACTGTTCTTATATACTTTTTCTAATTTAGCTAATGTTTCTTTAACACAGCTACCACAGCTACTAGCTTTCTTATTAGCATTAAATACTTTGTTATATAGCTTTACCATAATATCCTGGTCTTGTCCGTTTATTCTACCACCTTGTATTCTAGGCAATACTGATTCATATATAGACAACTCATCTTCTGTAAATGGTCTAGCATAAGGGAACATTTGATTTAGTTTCTTCTTACGTTCTTCACATCCACAATCATCTCCTAGTATCTTCTTAGCTACTTTGTCTATTCCTGTAGCTTTTAATGCTTTTTCTATTGAATCTCCGAGTCCTTTACTTGAATTTTTTTTCATTTTCGTTTCTAATTTTAAGTGCTAATTTAAATATCTCTCTTATTAAAAATTTAATCTCATCTACATCTTCACATATTAATTCATCAAATTCTTCTTCTTCAGATGCGTATTGTTTTATCATTTTTAAATGATAATCTATGTCTAATGAATAATCTAATATAGTAGATATTTCTTTATCTTTATTTAATAATTCTCTTTTACTTTTTGTCATTTTTTAGTTTTTTTAATATGTCATCTTTAACTTTTTTATTATCTATCATATCTAGTAACTTGTGTATAGAATAACTTGCTGCTTCATTGATTTTTAAATCAAATCCTTCTTTAGTTCCTAATACATAAGTTTTTCCTTTTTCATCAGAAAATGATACAATATCATACTTTTTAATTAAGTCGGTATTTGCGTTTTTTATAGCTCTTATTATTCTACTCTTTTTCATTTAATAAATACTTTTTTACGTTAGTGATTGCTTTATGTAGAGTGTTTCTGTTTATCTTAGTTTCTTTCTGCATTTGGTTTAAGCTAAAACCCTCTCTATAATATATTTTAAATACTTCTGCATCAAACCAATATAGGTCTTTTAGCTTTTCTTCTATCCACTCTAGACGTTCTTCTATTTCTTGTTTTTCCTTTATATTGTATTGTGTGTTGTCAGCAGATAAACATTCTATTGTTGTAGTAGTATGATATTCGTAGTATTTTTTATACTTATAATAGTATCTGCTTGTCTTAGAATGGTATTGGTTAATCATAACTCTAACCACATAAAACGTCATTTGATTCTTTGTAATTATTTCGTCAATTCTATCTTGGTCGCATTTATAAAGTTCTTCTATTACAAAACTAAACAAGTCGTCATTACCTTTACCACTAGTGATATTGTAAGCCATATCTTTTAGCTTATGGTAATTTTCAATAAGATACTTGTTTAACATACTTTGATGACTGAGGGCATATTCATCTGCTTCATTAAGTTATATTCTGTAACATTTAATTTAGATATTTCTATCTCTGCTATATTTTCAAATCTTTGCTGTAGTTTCTTATAAATATATTTTAATATATTTTTATCTTTTTTCAAATCTCGTAATATAAAACTAAGTTCAGCACCACTATCAAATAAAATTATAAACACCCAGTTGTTAGTATCTGTGTAATCCCAGTGTAATCTCTCGTGCCTTGTATTAAAAAATGTAGGTTTAACTTTCATTTTATCATTCCCTCTAAATAACGATTAATAAGTGCTAACGATTCATCTATTCCTGTACATATTTCTGCTTTATATCCTCTATCTCTTAATTGGTCACGCCACCACCTCTGCTCATTAGTTGCTTTATTATAACCAACTTTTAATTCTATAGCTAATCCACAGTATAATTTATCATCTATTTTAGAAATTTCGTAGATAAACAAATCAGGGAATCCACGTTTATATCCACTCTTTTTAGCTTTTATTCTTTGTGACATATGGACTTGATACTGTCCACCCATAGAGCCACAGTATAATACGTTATGCAGGTCTAAGTATTTACATACTGCTTTTTGTAATTGATATTCTTTCATAATAATTTCATTTGTGCTGTTTTTTGTTTTATCCTTTTAATACTGTCATTGTAGTATTCTGTGTCTATCTCAATACCTACAAACTCTTTACACGCATAATAAAAAGAAGCTATAGCACTTGAGCCACTACCTAAATGAGTATCTAAAATTTTATCATTTTTATTAGAATAATTATCTAATAAAAAATTATACAATCTAATAGGTTTTTGTGTGGGATGAATTGCACCATCTAATTTTATATCGCATCTATTAATTTTTACTTGTCTTGTAGCTTTTTGAAAACTTGTGTATGCAATTTCGCCATCCGACATTGATAATCCATTTTGTCCTTTAAACCAAAACACCCAGCCCATTGTTCCTTTATTTAAATACTTGACAAAATAATTTGCACCCCAAATAATTTGATTTTTTGATACTCTAAATAATTCTGTAAAGTACTCTTTACTTGGAATTTCATTATCCCAATTTTTTTTTTTATAATTTTTAAAACCCAAGTGGCTTGGAGTTCCCCCAGATTGTTGAATTTTTATTCCATAGGGCGGGTCAACTATTGCTAAGTTAAAATAATTATCTTTATATTCTTTCATTATATCCATGCAA